GATAAATATTCTCCTAAAGAAACAAAAGAATATGATGCTAGTAATAATTTAAAATTTTTATATGGTCATATCATTGAACATTTACTTTTATACTTAACAGAATTAGCAGGACATAAAGTAGAAGATAGACAAATGAAAGTTAAAGTAGATGATGTTAAAGGACATATAGATGCAAAAGTAGATGGTGAAATATGTGATGTTAAATCTGCTTCACCTTTTAGTTTTAAAAAATTTAAGAATGGTGAGATAGTTAATGATGACCCATTTGGTTATCATGCCCAGTTATCAGGATATGAAACAGCTAATGGAACTAACAAGGGAGGTTTTCTTGTTGCTGATAAATCAAGTGGTGATATATGTTTTTATAAACCTGAAGATTTAGCTAAACCTGATACAAAAAGTTTAATAAAAGATTTAAATACTAAACTTGCTAGTGATACACCACCTGAAAGATGTTATCCATTAAAGACAGAGAAGAATGGAAACAAAGTTATACCAGTTGGTTGTCAATTTTGTATACATAAGTTTGAATGTTATGCAGATGCAAATAAAGGTAAAGGATTAAGAGTATTTAAATATGCAAATAAGAATGTGTTCTTAGCTGATGTAGTTAAAGAACCTAATGTGGTCCTTATGCAAAGTATTGTGATGTAAAAGGTAATAGAGGATTAACTTGTGTAACTATAATAGAAACATCCCATATTACTTTACACTCATGGGATGAAAACAATCCTGCATTAGTACAGCTTGATGTTTATAGTTGTAAAGAACTAGATGAAACTATTGTGTTTGATTATGTTTATAAATTTATGCCAGTCAGAATGTCATACAGATATTTTGATAGAGAAAATAATTTTAAATTAATAAAGTTAAAAAAATGAATACAAAGAAAATGAGTAAGATAAGAAACAAAGCTAAAGCTATTCTTGTTGAATGGTTAAAGACTTTGTTAAATGAAGAGGAACAAAAGAAAGTTAATGTAAAAAATGTATTAACATTGTTACCTAATCAAACTCACTATTGGCAAGATACTACATTAAAACTACAACCATGGTCATATAAATGGGTAGTAAAGAAATTAAAAAAAGATTCGGAGTTGACATATGATGATTTAAATAATATGTTACAACCAACAGAGAAACAAATAAGAAGACAAAAAATGATAGAACAAGGACCACTATAATGACACACAAAGATATGTTTAAAGGTAGTACATATGACTCATTAAATAAACAAGTAGATGGTAATCATTATTCAAAGATGAAGATACAACCTGCTGAGTTTATTAATGAAAACAATTTATTGTTTGCAGAAGGTAATGCTATTAAGTATATCTGCAGACACAAATCAAAAGGCAAAGCAAAAGATATTGAAAAAGCTATTCACTATCTTGAAATGATACTTGAAAGGGATTACTCATGAGTTTATCAGAAGCACAAATACAACAGTTAGAGAAAAGAGCAAAAGGTTTTCGCAGACTTATTGCAGCATTAAATGATTTAAATATGTATGGTATACATCAACAAATAGATAAGATATTGTTTGTTAAAGTTGATGAATTAAAAGACCATCTTAAAAAGAAAATAAAAAGAAACAATGAAAAGTTAAATGAATTTTATAGAGAAAGTGTAGATAGTTTAGTTGATGATGATTATCAAACTGGTGAAATAGGTTATAAACCACAACCTGTAAAACAACAAGAACCTATTGGTGAATCATTTACAAGTAAAAGTTATGATAAAGACCATGCAACAGACATGAGTTTTGAGAATGAAAGTAAAGAACCTAAAACTAGACTAGAACAAATGGGTACATTAACACACGACCCAATAGCAGATTAGTATGAGTCAAGTATTAGGAATGGATGGTAAACCAAAACAACCAGTTGGTCCTACTTATCATATGCGTTTATGCTTAGTAGGTTCTGATGATGTAGATATAAAAAATGTACAAACATTTGGTATAGCTGAAGATGGCTTCTTCATGGTAAAGAGTCATGACAATCCAAAGCTTCCAGTATTTATGACTAACCCTTCAAGAATACAAACTGTTGAAGTATATAAAGATGGTGATAAACCATTAACAAAAAAGAAGGGAGCAAAATCTGATGATGACTTCCTTCTAGATTTACTGAAGAAGAAGAATGAAGCAGAATCGAAAACTAAAATCTAAGAAAAGAGTTAAAAGAAAAGAAGCTGAGTTGATGGGTTTCAA